TTTAAATAGTTTTAAATTAGATATTAAAAATATTAAAAAAGATTTAATAGATAATATACATAATATTAATAAATTTATAGATGAATATGATATAATTATTAAAAATAAAGATATGATAGAATTTATAGATAATTTAAATATAGTAAATGATAATTATAAAACAGATAGTATAATAAATATATTAAATCAAATTAGTAATAATTATAATAAATTAAATCAAGATGATAATGGATTAAAAATAATATATGAAAACATATTAAAAAAATTAGAAAATGAGAATATGATAAATACAGATGAAAAATTAAAAGAAATCAAACAATCTATTAAAGAGGATTTATATAGTAATAATTTAAAATTATATAATAAAAATATAGAATTATATAATATAATAAAAAATACATTAGATAATACAGAAATAATTAAAAATATAAAATATAATAATGTTGATAAAAATACTTCAATTGAATTAAATAATAATATAAATCAAGTAAATAAATCTTTATTAATATTAATAATAGTGTATATAATTAGTATAATTTTAATTAATTATATTAGATAATAATAATAGAAGAATAATATAAATGAAAAAAAATATATATTTAATAGGAAATACAAACGAATGTCAAAAATATTTAGAAAGTATTGATAATGTTAATTTATTACCATTAAATAGTTTACCAGTTGTATATTTTCCATTTCAATATAATAAAAAAAGTAGTAATGAAGATAATATGAAATATTTTTCAAAAATTATAGAAGAAGATAATTTAATAGTAGATAATACAGGTGAAAAAAGTTATAGTTGTAATAATGATGAAAAATCTGTAAAATGTTCTAATTTAATAGAATTATTTAATTCTATATCTAATATGGAAACAGAATGGCAACCATATAATAATAATAATATTAAATTAATATTAGTAATATTAATAATAATATGGATAATAATATTATTTGTAATATTAAAAATATTACGTTATTATTTAGATACTTATTATTCTAAATTTATAATAATCCTTACCATATTGTTATTAATTATATCAATAGTTTATAGTTTATTTATAACAGCACAAAATTATTAATTTTTTTTTTATTATTACATAAAAGAGGAGTAACATTATTCAATGTGGGATATTTATATGTCTAAAACATCAGAATTAGAACCAGCAGACGCTGAAGTGAAAAAAAGTATAAATATTTTAAGTGGATTATTAGATGATGAATTTATTAAAAAACTTAGTCCAAGAAGATATATATATTATCAAAAATTTATTAATTCTTTAAATGATAAAGATGGTTTAAGAAGATTTATGTATACTTTAAAAAAAATTAAAGATAATAAAGACGCCAATGATAAAATGTATAAAAAAATAGTGAATCTAACAGATCAATTAGCAAAAATAAATGTAGATACACCAGAATATAATAATGCAAAAAAAGAAAAATTAAAATTAATAAGTGATAAAGTATTAAATATTTTGAAAAGTAAAACAAATAAATATTCAGATAATGATAAAAAAGATGAACTATTAGAAGATATAACTAAATCATTTGTAAATAATAATGAAACTGTCGGTGGTGCAAAAAATACAGATATAACATTTGATGATAGTTATGATTATTTAGATAAATATTCAAGAAAAATAGAAAATATTTTAGATAATAAAAATGAGAAAGAAGACACTAAAATATTAAAATATAAAGATATTTTAAATGAAATTGATAATACCGTTGATCCTATAAAAAGTTTAAATATAACAAGAGAAGATAAAATATTATTTATTGTTATATCATTTATAATAAGAATATTATCAATAACAATTGTAAATTGGACTATTAGTAATAATAATATAAATTCATTTGAAAATGCAATTATATTATATTCGTGTATATATTTATTATTAATGTTTATAATTGTAATGCTTGTAAATATAACTTATAAATATGGGACAAATGATATAATGTATGGAAATACTGGATTTTCATTTTTAGCAAATTCATTATATTACTTTTATTTAATTCCTGGAGGCAATTTTAAAAGAAATGGTAGATTATTTGTACATACATTATTTATTATTATATTTTCTTTAATACCAATTGTATTAAAACCAAAAGATAATAATAAAATTGATTATGACTTTAAAAAAAAAAGAGAAGTAATTAATTTAGTAAATAGATATACTTTTGTTATTTGGATTTTTACATCAATCGTAGCAATTAATTATTAGAAAAAGTTATATTGAATTTAGATAGAGTATAATAAATATTATGAATTTTCAAGAGCCTGATCCAATAAGAGAATATTTAATAAATGAAATGTTAAAAAATATAATATATATTGGTCTAGTTAGGGAAAAAGATAATATAGAAAAAAAATTAACAGGTAATATAACTTCAAAAAAAAGAGCATCATTAACAAGAGAATTAAAATTATTAACAGAGGAAATAAATATATTAAAAAGTAATAAAAATGCAAAATATAATCAAGTTATTTATAAAAGATTTTATAGTAATTTAAGCAGAATTAGAAAAATTATTCATGACAATAAAAAAAATTTTGAAGAATTAATTAATAGTTATATCGCTTTAATTGATTCTAATGATGTTAATAGAGATCCTGCATTATTAACAAAACAATTAGAATATATACGTAATAAATTGCGCTCATATATTAGTGTTATACCAACTACTGATAATATTGATAGCGAAAAACAAAACATAGAATCTTATAAACAAACTTTATTAGAATTAGAAAAAAAATTAGATTTATTGAGTTCTGATGTGTCAACTGTATCATCAGAACAATTAGATATATATGATAGTGAATTAAATCGTATAAATGAGAATATTAAATCAAATAGCGATGAAGAATTGAAATCACTTATAGGAAAATTGAAAATTAAAATTTCTCAGTTAAAAAATCCTATTAATTATGAAAGTAATATTTCAGATTCAGATAGTGAAAGTTCAAATTCTGATAGTTCAAATTCTGATAGTTCAAATATTAGTTTATCAGAATTAAAAGATTATCAAAAACAGATGTCAGATAATAATGCAAGATTGGAAAAACAATTAACAGAAAAATTACAAGAAGATAAATATAGACAAAAAGAACATAATAATGAATTAAATGAATTAAAAAAACATTATGAAGAAGATAAAGACTTAAATAATAAAGCTCATGATATTGAAATTAAAAATTTAAAAGAAAATAAAGAAGAATTAGAAAAAGAAATGCAAAAATTATTAGATAATAATGATAAATCTAAACTAGATGATGAAAAAGAGGAAGAATTAAATGCATTAAATGCTCAATTAGAACAAGTAAAATTACAATTAGAACAAGCAATTAGAAGAGGTAATGATGATGATGATGTTAAAAGAAGACATATGGATAAAAAATTAGAATTTATGGATGATAAGAATGCACCAAATTTTGGTGGTAGATTAACAAGACAAGAAAAAAAAATGTATAAAACAGTATTAAAAATGTTTGGAGGAAATGATAAAGAAAATGAAAAATTATTTAGTTTTGATAAATCATTTGATAAAGAGAAAGAAGAAGATGATAAAGAAAAAAAAGAGAAAGAAGAAAAAGAGAAAGATAAAGAAGAAAAAGAGAAAGAAGAAAAAGAGAAAGAGAAAGAAGAAAAAGAGAAAAAAGAAAAAGCAGATAAGGAAAAAAAAGAATTAAATGATGCAAAATTAAAAGATAAAAATAAGAATGAGTATCCAACTGATCTTAAACAAATAAATGAATTAAATAATTTTAGAGCAATTTTAATAACTGAATTACATAATATTATGTCAAAAGCAACAAAATATTCTAAAAATATTTATAAATGGTATATTGATGATAAAGAAAAATCATTAGTATATAAATTAAAAGAATTAAAAAAATTAACACAAAAATTGGATAATGATAAAATTAAAAAACCAAAAAGAATACCAGAATTACAAACTATATTAGATGATAGAATTAAAAATATAGAAGAAATACAAAAAATAATATCAGATAATATTATAAATAATAATGATAGTATATTTAATAGTAATGATGGTTTATTAATATCTATTAATGGTATTGAAGATTCATTTGAAGAATATAAAAAAATAATAAGAGATGATAGTCGTAAAGCATTAGAAATATTTTTTAAAAAAAATAATGCAGAAAGAGTAAATACAACACAATATATAGATAAACTATTAGAATTACTAAATAAAAAATTTAAAAATTTATTATCATCAATTTATGATGGTGTTGGTGATATTAAAAATGATTTAAATGAATATAAAGAACTTGTTGAAAATATAAAAAATGATGTTGAAAAAGAATATTCAAAATTGAGTGGATCAGACAATTCTGACAATAATATGGGAAATATGGGAATGATGAATAATTTTTATAGACAATTTGGAGGAGAAGAAGAAGAAGAAGAAGATGAAGATGAACGTATTAAAATGAGACGACAGTATGAAGAAAATCAAAAAAGAGAGAAAGAATTAAAAGAAGAAAAAGAAAAAAGGAAGAATGAGTTATTAGAAAAATATTATAATAAATTTAATGATATTAATATAAATAAATATCAAGATTCATTAAAAATATTAGATGTATTAAATAATAATGATGTATATGATGAATATAAATATCAAATATATGGTAAATTATATAGTAAATTAGTTGATACAGAAAAAATAATATCATCAGAAAAAAAAGAATCTAATCAAGAATTATCAGCAATAACAGAAAATGGAAATATAGTAACAAATGAAAATAATAAAATAGAGAATATATTTTCAGTTTTATGGAATAGATATGATAAAGGAAATAAAAATAAAAATAAAATAAAAGATGAAGTCGAAGAAGATTTTTATAATGCTGTTAAAAGTAATGATTTAAATCCTGATAAAATATTAGAATTATCATTAAATGATAAAGTAATATTTATTGTATTAATATTTGTAATACGACAAATTAGTTTATTTATAACAGAAACATTAATTAATAATAATAATATAAAATCATTATTTTCAATTATTTGTTGTTATTTAGGTATATATATTGGATTATTATTAGTAATGATTATATGGGTTAATATGGATAATTATAAAATGAGAATATTATTAAATTTTTTAAATTTTCATATAAATAGTTATGGAGTATATAATCATTTATTTATGTTAATATTATTTTCAGGAATAATATATTATTATATATATAATACTGATAAAAAGGTTCAGGAAAGAAAATATGATGAATTAAGTGAATTAGAAAAAATAGAAATCAAATATAAATTAGATATAATAACATTAATAATATTTATATTTACATCATTAGTAGATTATTTAATGTAATATTTAATAAGTAAAGAAAAATCATTTTTTAATAAAATAAATGTTGAATTATTGAAATTATCTACTGTGAAATTATTATTATCATCATATATTGTTATAATATTATATTGTTGTTCAGAATTATGAATATTTATTATTTTTTTACTAAAATTGAATCCATTATTATTTTTAATAAGAATTTCATCATTAATTTCATAATTATTATTATAATTATATATAAAATCTTTTTCACACCATAATTTATAAAAAATCAAATTATTATTTTTTATTTGTAAAACTTTATTGATTTTAATATTATTATTATTAAATTTTAATAATTTATTATTATAATCATATAATTTTATTAAAGAATTATTTAAATCAAGATCAATATTAAAAGAATCAATGGTTTTCCAAGTATTCCATTTTTTATTATTAATAATAGATCTAAAGTTATAAATAATTTCATTAGTATTATCAAAAATTTTAAGTTTGATAAAAGGAGTAATTTCATTAATATAATGTGGTAAATATAACTCTTCAGGAAAAAATTTATATTGTTTATAATCAATATTTAAAAGTTTTTTAATATTTAAATTTGAAGAAGATTTAATAATTATAGATTTATAAATATTAGTATTATTATTAATATTATTATAATTAATAGTAGTTATATTATTATCTTTAGGAATTTTATTTGAATTTTTAGGTTCATTAGATAATTCTATATTTTGAATATTATCATTATCATTATCATAATCTGGAAGATAATTTCTGGTTTCTTCTAATTCTTTAACTTTTAATTCTAAAAAATCAGTATCTAATTTATTATTATTTAATTCATCATTAACAATATTATTTACAGTATTATTATTATTTACAGTATTATTATCATTTTGATGTTTTTCAAAATTTTCTATATTAATTTTTGTTAATTTATTTTTAATTAAAGTTAAACAATAATTATTTAATGTTTTAATATCATAATTATTATTAGTATATAAATTAATTGTATTTTTCCACTCATTTTCTACTGTTTCATTAATAATTTGTTTATTAATATTAAAATTTAATTTTTCTTTACTCATTTTTGTGGATCCAAGAATGAGTTTATTTAAATTTTGTGTTTTTTTAAATTCTTCCATAACAATATTAATTTATAAAATATTTATATAAAAAAAATTATTTAATATTTACTTAGCCGCTGCCGCCGCTTGTGCTGCTAGTGCATTTTGTTTATTAATACTTAGAGGGAAATGATGTGCGATTAGTCTTTGAAGAATAAAATAAGTTACTTTTTCACTTTCTTTAACATTAAGAATAGCACGTAGTTTATCATCAGGGAAAAATTCACGTCTATTTTCCGGATTATTTAGATTTTTTTCTTTTACATACGCGTTGATATATCTAGTAATATCGGTTCTTGATCTTTCAGAACCATCGGGAATACCTACAAATTTACAAAGTTCAGTTGAAATTTTACAAGGTTTGGCGAAACCAGAAGGAGATTTTTTGGCATTATCTCGTTTTTTTTGAACTTTGGCAATAATTTTTTTTTGTTTTTCATATTCTTTAACTAAAAGTTTTAGTGTTTGTTGAATGGATTTCATTTCAATTTGAACAGATGAAATTTTATCAGTAATTTCATTAATTAGAGTATCACCTAGAGCTTTTTCTTCAACGGTATTATCGGAAGCTTTATCTACTTCATCAACTTTTTGAACTTCTTTTACAACTTGTTCTACAGGAGTGGATTGTTTTTTAGTAGTTTTTACAGGGGTTGTTTTTTTTTCAACAACAGCTGGTTTTTCAACAACAGGGGTAGTAGCAGCTTTTTTCTGAACAGTTTTTTTCATTATCTTTTTTATTATATCTTTTAATATATCAAAATCTTTATATAATTTTTTAAATAAAGCTTATCATAATATAGATAAAATATATAATTAGCAAAAAAATAATATTTTTAGAATTATATTTATAGTTCTTTTAAATTAGGTCTATATAAACTTTTTCTCATTTTATTGACATTTTTATCATTTAAATCTTTGAATTCAATAATTTTTTTAAAAGTTGTATTTTTATTTCTTATTAAATAATGTATCCATCTTAATTGATATATAATAGAAAACATACCACATTCAGTATCTTGATATTGATGTTGTTTATTATTATGTTTTATAATAAATTTTTTATTAGGATATAATAGATTACATTGCTTCTGAATATTTTTTAAAAAATCTTCAATTAATTTTGGTGTTTTTCTAGCAACACTGTCATAATAATAAGCACCATAAGATGAACTTTTATGATCCAAATTAATAAATGTAGAAGTCCAATGAGATCCGGGTTCATTATGTTTATCTAAATTAGTAATAAAACCAATATATTTTATTTTTTTAGAAATATAATCATCCTTTATATTTATATTACAAAAATTACTATATAAGCATTTCCCAGAATCATTTTTAACCGCAAAATCTATAGAAAAAGTACCTAAATATTTATACAAATATTTTTTTGTATTACTATATTGAAACATAATATGATCAATATCATAATTAGATAACCATTCTTTTGGATTCTTTAACCACTCAGAAGGTAATTCTGGTTTTAATTCAAATTTTTCAATATTTTTAATATTTGTAATAAGTAAATTACTTTTAATATCAACAGGGATTAATTTTTGAATAATACTAGGCCAAAACCAATATTTACCGGACCCTTTTGTTTTTTTCTTCAATTTATTATCTAATTTTTTAAATAATTCTAATTGAGTATTATTATCATAATACTTTATTTTTTCTTTATTGTTTTTTTTTGACTTATTGTAAGTAACTATTAATGTTTTTAATGAATCTTTTGATAAACATGTCGGTCCATTATCTTTTGCTGTTGGACTACAATATTGATTATCTATTTTCATATTCTACTATTATAAAGCTTTAAAAATCCATAAAACTAATATTATAATAGTCGGATATGCTAATCTTACTATAAATTCTTGTCTATCTGTTAATACATTTTCATTTACATATTTACTTAAATAATATGTTCCAATTCTATCAATTGATATAGCAAATAATATAACAAGTGAAAACATTACTAATTTAAATACTTCGGCTTTTTTTGTAGTAAATCTATTCCAAAAAGTATTTTCCATCATATCGGGCATTTGTTGAGTTTGTTGTTGTTGAGGTTGTATTTTTTTTACATAAGGATATTCGGGTATATTATCAGTGTTTTGAACTTGATAGGATTCTTTTTGTCTTTGTAATAAAGGTCTATCATCTAAATCCATATTCATTCTTTTTTTTTTTCGTTTCTTTTCTACTATAATATCATTATTATTAATTTCTACTTTATTATCTGGTTGTATATTGTTATCCATATTATCCATTTGATTAATTTGCATTTGATTCATGAAATTATTATTATCTACTTGTTGTTCATCTAGAAATCCATAGGCTAAATTTAAATCAGTCATTTCTCTATTTGAAGATAATTTTTTATTATTTATAATTAAGTAATAATAAATTAATATTAATTATATTAGATAATAAAATTATTTTTTTTTCTTAAAAATTATCATCATTATGATAATATTTTGTATTTTAAAAATAAAAATTTAAGTAAATTATATAAAATAAAAATTGATATTATATATTAAGATAAATATAAATCACTTAATGGGTATACAAGAAGATTTAAATTCATTTATACAAAAATTTAGTGTAACAAAAGGAAGTCCTTTTACCAATACAAGTATAGGACATCCTAAAAAATCTTTATATATTCCTGAAGAAAATTATCAAGAATTTATTAATATATATAGTTTAGCAATTACAAATGGTATTCATTTATATTTTACTGAAAAACCATTTAATCCAAGTCCATTAAGAATTGATTTAGATTTTAGATTTCCGTTAAATCAAGATGATATAGATTCTTCACAAAAATATAATAGAATTTATACAAATAAAAATATTGAAAAAATTATTGAAAGTTATAATAATATTATTACGAAATATCTTAATATAAAAGATGATTATAATGTTGCATATGTTATGGAAAAATCTAAACCAACTGTATTTAGAAATAAATTAAAAGACGGTATTCATATTGTATATCCTCATATAATATTAACACACAATGAACAACATTTTATTAGAAAAAAAATAATTGATATTGCCGAAGAAATGTTTTCAGGATTACCCGTTTCTAATAATTATGAAGACATTATTGATAAGGCTATTATTGATGTTAATGCTTGGCAAATGTATGGTAGTCGTAAACCTGATTGCGAAGCATATTTTGTAACAAAAATTTTTAAATGTGGTAAAGAACAAAATGCTAAATTATCAGCAGAAACAAATTTAAATTATATTAAATTATTTTCAATGCGTAATAGTAAAATCGATTCAGAAATTTTTAGTATTAAAAATGAAGCTATTAAAGAAATTGAAGAATATACAAAACATGTATTGCCATCAATTGATATTAAACAAAAAACTAAATTACATAATAATATTTTTGCAAAATCATTAAATATTAATAAAAATTATAGTACTGATGATGAATTAATATTAGCTAGAAGACTTGTTATCGAATGTTTAGCCTATAAACGTGCTGAAAATTATGAAGATTGGATTAATTTAGGTTGGGTTTTAAGAAATATTGATTATAGATTATTAGATACATGGATTGAATTTTCTAAAATTGGTACTGCATATGTTGAAGGCGAATGTCAAACATTATGGAATAAAATGCGTAAAGATAATATGGGTATGGGAACATTAAGATGGTGGGCGAAACTTGATAATCAAAATAAATATGATAAAATTATGGATGAATCATTATTTCCATGGATTGATAAATGTATTAGAAGCGATGGAGCCCATTTTGATGTTGCAAAAGTAGTTCAAACATTAAAAAAAGATGATATTAGAGCAATTAGTAAAGTAGCATGGTATTATTATGATAGAGATAAACATAGATGGAGATCTACTTCAGAAGGATTATTACTTCGTATTACATTAAGTACTGATATTTGTAATAAATTTATAGAAAGAACACAATATTGGCAAAATTTACATTATGGTTTGGATGATGATGATCAAAAAACAGCAAATACAGAAAAAGCAAAAAAATCTTTGAAAATCGCAGGTCAATTAAAAAATGCAGGATTTAAAGATAGTGTTATGAAAGAATGTAAAAGTTTATTTATTGATGAAAAATTTGAAGAATTATTAGATAGTCGATCTCATTTAATTGGTTTTGCTAATGGCGTTTATGATTTAAAAATGCATATATTTAGAGATGGTATGCCAGATGATTATATATCTCATTCTACTAAAATTAATTACATACCATACAATCCCGATGCACCTGAAATAGATGAAATTAATGATTTCTTTTCTAAAATATTTACAAATGAATCTGTTAAAAATTATGTTTTAGATATTATTACTTGTATTATTGATGGTAGTATATCCCAAGAAAGATTTTATGTATTTACTGGAAATGGTAGTAATGGTAAAAGTCGTTTATTAGATTTTTTACAAAAAACAATTGGTGATTATTATTGTATTTTACCCATCGCATTATTAACTCAAAAAAGGGCCGCTTCTAATAGTGCACAAGGTGAATTAGAAAGAACTAAAGGAAGAAGATTTGCTGTTATGCAAGAACCAAGTGAACAAGATAAAATTAATATTGGTTTTATGAAAGAATTGTCTGGTAATGATAGAATTTTATGCAGAGGTTTATACAAAGAACCTTACGAATTTAAACCACAATTTAAAATGATTCTAACATGTAATGAATTACCTGAAGTACCAAGTGATGATGGTGGTACATGGAGACGTATTAGAGTTATTGAATTTTTATCTAAATTCTGTGAAAATCCATCAAAACCAAATGAATTTCCAATGGACTTAGAATTATCAGATAAATTTGAAAGATGGGCTGAACATTTTATGAGTATGTTAATTGAAAGACATAAGAATATTAATCCAAATAATATTCATGAACCAATGGAAGTAAGAATTGCAACTGAAAGTTATAAAAATAATAATGATATTATCGGTCAATATAAAACAGATAGACTTGTTATTGATAAATCAGATACTACTAAAAGACTTGGTCTTAATTCTATTTATAATGATTTCAGATTATGGTGTTATAGTAACATGCCTAAAAATAAAAAACAACCTGATAGAAATCAGTTAAGAGCATATTTCGAAAAAATTATTGGTCCGTATCCTATTGATAATAAAGGTTGGAAAGGTGTTTCTATTAAATCAGATGATGATGAAAATGAAAATGAAAATTAAAATTTATTTAAAAATAAATTATTTTTTAATTAGTAATATGAAAATAATTACTTCTGTTATAAATGCTAATTATATTGAATTACAATATTTAAGTTTAAAAAAATTTTTAAAAAATGATTTTGAATATATTATATTTAATGATGCTAAAAATTTTAATGATTCAACTAATAATAATGATTTGAGTATAAAAAAAAAAATTATTGATAAATGTAACGAATTAAATATTAAATGTATAAATCATAATAATGATTTTCATATTAATATGAAAAGTGCTTCTTTTAGACATGCTACAGTACTTAATATAATGTTAGAATATCAAAAAAATAATCCAGACGATTACTTATATATTGATAATGATATTTTTTTAATAGATTATTTAGATATTAACAAATATAAAAAATATGATGCCGCTATTGTATTGCAAAATAGAAATATCAATAATATTGATATAAATTATATTTGGCCTGGATTATGTTTTTTTAATAAAAATATATCTAATATTAATTTACTAAATTGGAACTTAGCTAATGGTTGTGATACTGGTGGTATGACATTTAAATGGTTATTAAAACTTAATAATTTTAATTCTTTTCCAACAACTATATCTTTAAGAACAGCAAAAAATAATGAATTATATAATACCGATAAAATATATTTTATTAATCATTTATGGGCTTCTACATGGGAAATAAATGAATTACCAGATAATCTTAATCATAATAAAGAATTTGTTGAATTATTAATATCAGATATTAGAAATAAAAATAATAAAATTTCATGTGAATTATATGATAGTGTTTTTTTACATTATAGAGGTGGTAGTAATTGGGATTCAAATGTTGATATAGAATTTCCAAACAAATTAATTGATATTTTTAATTTAAAAATAACTAATATTAAATAATTATGACTTATTATACACAAAAAGAAAGATTACATATTGTTCTTGATATAATCAATAATTTAAAAAATTATAAAACTAGTAATGATACAACTATTAACTTATATAATGAAGAATTATGTTCATTTATTAAAGAATTTAAATCTATTACAAATAATTATATTAAACAAGATGATAATAAAGCAATAAAAGAATTTAAAGGAAAAATGTTTTTTGAAGAAATTAATAAAGAAATTGAATATATATTTCCAGCTAAAAAAAATAAAAATCCATTATTTGTAATTCGTTTTTAATTTTTTTAAAATTTATATTATATATAAAAAAAATGATTTAAATTAATAATAGAGATATTACTAATATGGATAATTCTCCTGTTAACGAAAAATCTTGTGATATTAATCATTCATTAGATACAATTGTTGAAATTTTACAGAAACAAGTTCTTAATTTAAAAAAAAAATTAGAAGATGAAAGAGAAGAACATCGTTCTATTTATGCTAAAGTAAAAGAAGAAAATGAATATTTAAGAGAACAGTTAAATATTAAATCATAAATATAAAAATATATAAAATTTTATTTTTTTATTTATTTACATAATGAATAATAAAATAGATAATATAATATTAGAATCAAATGATTTAATTAAATCAATGGAAGATAATTTAATTAAATTATTATGTGAAATTAATGATCATATAACTGAATTAAAAAATGAAAATACTATTTTACATAATGATAATAAAAAATTATATGATGAAAATATAAATCTTAACAATCGTTTAAAATTATATCAATCAAGTAATTTCCCTATTAATAGACCTTGTGGTACTTATTTAGTTAATATGATATTAAATGATAATAATTCAAATTCATATGATATTAGTAGATCAGAACAATATGAAATATAATATTATTTAAAGATAAATTATATATTATAATATTATTTAATAATGAAAAAATTTTTTATCATAATATTTACATATCTATTTCAATTTACACTACAAAATAATATTACAAATAATAGTATTATAAATAATACTATTCCATTATATTTAACTAGAAGAAGTAAATTCTGTCATTTAAAATGTGATTGTTTTTTTTCACATACTGTTAAAAATGATAATATATGTGTGCCTTATTGGATAAAACCATGTGGTTTAAATTAATTTTTACTTTAATATATTATTATTATAGGAGAAATATATGTTAATTATTAAAGAAATAATAATTAATTCAAACTGCCCTTTATGTATTAATAGATATAATGAATATACAAAATTTATGAAAAAATTTAATAAAATATATAAAAATAATACAATTTCTAAATTATTAATTTTATTAAATTCGAAAAAATATATATCATTTTATATAGATTATTTAAAATGTTTTAAAAGATTTTATCCAAAAGAATATAAAAAATTTTTAAAAATTAATAAAATATTATATAATAATATCAATAAAAAAAATCCATTATTTAACTTTTATATTAAATTGTGTAAATTAATTAATATAATCAGATAAACAAATTATTTCCATAAATTTTGTTTTTTTATAATATGAAATTAAATGTATTATTATTGCAAATAACCATATAAATAAAAATATTTTTTTATTTACAATTATATTATACAATAATAATATTGAATATATTAATATTGTTGATAATTTTTTTTTTTGATTTTCATATCTATAACAGTTAACTAGTTGTAATATATGTTGTATATATGCCACAAAAAATATAAAACCATTTACATATTCAAAATAAATTATACAATAAATTATCAAACAGATTAAAATAATTAATTCAAATATTTCAAATAGTATGCTTTGATTTAAGTTTAAAATTGCAGGTTTATCATTATTATTTATAATTTTAATATTAAATTTATGATTTATTATTATTAAAATTAATATTATTAAAAATAATATATCTATATTTTTTAGTTTTTTCATTATTTTTAATAATTATTAATATAATTATTAGTCTTCTTCGGAATCTGTTTGTAATCCTTTATCGCGTCTTTCTTTTCTTTTTTTTTCAAGTTTTTTCTTTTCTCTAGCTGTTAAAACTTTTTCTTTTTTTATTTTTATTTCATTACCTAATGAATCTAATACTGTATCATTAATTTGTGAATTATTGTTATTTATTTTTTCATCATTTATCAATTCTCCTTCACGTGTTAAATAACCATTATTTACTATCCATTTTTCACTACATATATTATCTGTAAAATCTTTGTTATGTGATATTAATACAACTCCACCCTCATATTTTTTTATTGCACTCGCCAAAGCACCTAAAGAATCTCTATCTAAATAATTTGTAGGTTCATCCATTACTAAAATATGTGGATTATTCCACATACATGCAGCTAAAACTACTTTAACTTTTTGACCTCCGGATAAACCACGAATACGTGAATGTGTTGCAAATTCTGCTTCTATACCTATTTCATTTAATTGCTTCTCAATAAATTTAGTTGTCAAAGACCTTGTTGCTAAACCAGAACGCAATGCTTCTTGTTGATCTAATCTTTGTACTAATTTCAAATAACCTCCTTCTTCTAATTTTTCTCTTGATATCCAAGTATTTTTATCTGATTCTTTATTTAACCATTTGACTTCATATTCATATGATCTTTTTGTTTTTCTTCTAGAACATAAATACTCTATAATTCCTTTTTCTATAGTACCATCCTCATTTTTAAATACTTTTTCTTTATTTAAATCTTCTTTATTATTATCATCTTCGATTTTTTCTCTATCTTCGCCAGAAGAATATCTCCATTGAATATATTCATTTGGTGTTTTATCTAAATGTTTCTCTAAATGATGAAAAGCATGTTGTGCTATATATGCTATTCTCATATTTTGATGTCTCCATACATTACCAGATGTTGGTTTTATTTCTCCACAAAATATTTTAATTATTGTTGATTTACCAGCACCATTTGGTCCAATAACTGCAACACGTGAATTAAGACATGCTTGTAAAGAAATATTAAATACAGTTGGTTCATCTTTTGTTGGATATTTATAAGTACATTTTTCCATTTTTATAATTGCTTTACCCTTAGATTTAATACCATCTAACATACCTGGTGTTGGAAATATAAATGATAAATTATCATCTGATAATTCATAATAAGTTTTTGCTCTTGGAACTCTTTTAACAAATGATTCTAAATTACCTTTATAATTTTTTAATTTTCTATTATCTTCATAATGTATAATATGTGTTGTTACGCGATCTAAAAATCCAGAATCATGAGATATTATTAAAGATGTTTTTCTTTCTTGTGATATTAAAAAATTCTCCAACCATTCTACATTTTTTACATCCAAATGATTTGTTGGTTCATCTAATAATAGTATATCAGGATCTTGTAATATTGCACTACATAATGCTAATTTCATTTTCCATCCACCAGATAAATTAGATATAGATGAATTAATATATGCAATAGAAGCCTTATTTTCAGAAAATCCAAATTCTAGTAATTTATTATATATAATTTCATTAGAAATATTATTATTAAATAATTTAACATAATCTGTTAAATTATAATCAGTATAACTACCTTGAATATCATGTTCCACATATACTGTTTTTAATTCATCTGGTGGTGGAAAATTGTCAACTTGACCGTTTGCAATAGCTTTTAATAATGTTGATTTACCACAACCATTATGACCACATATTCCATATCGTTTTCCTCTTTTTAAATGCAATCTTGTATTATTTAATAATATCTTAGCACCATAACCTAATGAAAATTCACAATTACATAAATCTTCCCCTTCATCGTTTTCATCTTCTTGAATTTCTTTAGGAATACAACTTTTATAACATTCACTATATATATTTTCACATATTGATTTATCATTACAATTAGGAGCGAGATAATAGATAATTATATTTATCCATTCTTGTTTATCAAATAACATCCCTTTTATCATTGATGCTAAAATAGATGATAAATAATTTATATTCAAATTATACACAACATCATCATTTAATATAATATATTTTGAAATAATATTTTTTATTTCATTTACTGACATTATTTTAGTTGCATTATAATTATTTACACATTCTTCTATGTTATTCAAAGTTTTTAAACATTTTTTTGCTATTTGACGTGCCTCTGGATCAGACATTTCTTCTGATAATCTTATTATTAATGGTTTCAATTCTGGTAAAAATGTTGCAGCATCATGTGGATAATCAATTAATTTACACATATTATCAGCAATTACACATACTCGTCTTTTACTTTCTATTTTCTTTTCTTGACAACCTCGTAGCAATATTGGAACAATAATTGATAATGTTGGATTATCTACAGATTGAACGAATACAGTTGATGATAATTTATGTAATGTCTCACTTACTTTTTCTGGATTTTCTATTGTATCTACTATAATAGGTATTAAATTCTTAATATCATTGTTTTGACAAGTATTCATTACACTTAATGCGGTCTTTTTTGATATTTCTTTAACTTCTTTCTTTGTATCCCACATTGAATTTGTTATTACAGGCATTACATCATATAATTTTTTAGAAAATGGTATAATTGATTTATCTGAATATAAACCTAATAATTCTAATGACAATATTTTTATTTGCCAATTAGTATTCGCAATTCCTTCAAATAAATATTTCTGTATCATATCTGTAGCATTAATATTCGCTATATTTATTAGTTCTTTTCCAGTTATATGTGCTTGTATTTTAATATTAATAGATGTTTTATCGCCAGCAAATAATAAAACTTTTGGTAAATAACTTATTAAATAACTCTCATATATTTTTCTTTGTTTACATAATTCTTCTATTACAATTAATCCAAATTCTATTGTATTTATGTCATTTAAAAATTTATTTATTATATCAGATTTAATTAAATCATTTAAATCTGTATCTATTATATCATTTATAATTAAATAATATTCATCAGAATTTTTATGAATATCTTTTAAATTATTTAATTTTAATATATTATTAGTAAATGTATAATTAGTAAATAACTCTACATTATCAAATGATGTATTTTTTGGCAAAACAATAGACATATTCTATTCTATAATGAATAGATATATTCTTTTTTATATATTTTTAAATTTTTGTTATATTATGTAGTAAATATATTATTAATTTATAACGTTTATTAAATAAAATTATCTTATTACTTAACTCTAAATATTCTGCATTTAATAATTCTAAACAATTTTCTAGATATGATATACGATCAATAAATGATAAATTTTTAAATATGTCTTTAACATTATTCATTTATAATTAATTAATATATTTATTATATGTACATATGAATTGTATTTCAATTATTTATAATTTTTTTATTAATTTTTTTAATTATAAAAAATATTACAATATAGATAATTTTATTGATTTATCTGATAGCAGTGATGATTGTTTTGATGATTTATCCGATTAATTTTTTTTATATACTATAATTATAATATTTTTTTTATATAATAGAGATGAATATTAGAATACCTCCTGCATACAAAAATGTTTATATTTATCCAGATGGAAAAAATAAAAAAATTTTAGCATATGGGTTTGATAATAAAAATAGAAAACAAGTTATTTATAATCCCGAATATGTTAAGTTACAACATCAAAAAAAATATAAAAAAATTTTAAAATTAAATAAAATATTTAAAATTATTATTGATGATATTAATAAAACTATTAATGAAAGTGATAAATTAGATATTAAAAATTATGAAATTTCTATTATAATTTATTTAATTATCTATTGTGGTTTTAGAATCGGTAATGAAAAATATAAATGTGAAAATAATTCATATGGTATTACTACATTACAATACAATCATTTAAAATTTAATAAAAAAAATTTAATAATCGATTTTATTGGTAAAAAAGGTGTTAGAAATTTATCCGAATGTTGTAATGAAAAGATCATAAATTATTTAAAAAAAAAGAAAAAAATTAATAATATTGATGATAAAATATTTAAATATACTTCTAGTGATGTAAATAATTTTTTAAAAGAATATAATCAAAAAATTACTTCTAAAGATTTAAGAACCTGGAATGCAAATAATTTATTACTTAAATATATTAAATTACCTGAAATTAAAAATTCAAAAAATCCTGTTAAAAAAGCCATTGAAAAAGTTGCTGAAAAATTACATAATACATATCATATTTGTTTAAAAAGTTATATTAATCCTATATTAATTGAAAAATTAAAAAATAAAAATTAACTATCTATCGGTGCTAGTATCTTTTCCTGAAATTAAAAATTCCATATGGTGTATTCTTATTCTGTGTTGCCTGCCACCTTTTCTGTTGCTGATTTCGTAGTTGTTGCTGTCTTGTTCGCTCCCATACCCTTGTCGTCCATGGATTGTTATCTGGAGTATTTTTCTCTCTTTTAGCTTTTTGTACCGCTTTTATTCGATTATAATCTTGATATTTTTCTATCCCTCTATTTTTAAAATTAACTGCTGCTGCACGCGCGGCCTCCGCCCGCTGCCCAAAAGTAATTTTTTTAGTATTAAAAAATCCCCCCACTTTTTTTTGTTTTCTTTTTAAATATTTTTTATATTTAACAACATTTACCATACGACCCTTGTGTTTTAAATATAATTTTTTAGAACCTTTTTTCTTATACACTCTTCGTTTTTTGCCATTTATAAGTTTTTTTTTATAAAATATATATTGCATTAAATGTATATATTTCTATTATATATAAATAATTAAAATATATTTAAATATATATTATATATCATTAATAAATAGAATAAATAGAATAAATAGAATAAACAATAATAATGCTAACAAATCAAATTTATTATACATTTATGAATTTAACTAGTATATATTTATTTGATAGAACACTTACTGAAATTTTTACAGATAAAGCGAGATGGTATCAAATACATTTTATAATTAATTTTATAATTGTAATTAATATATTACCTGATGTATTATATATAATATTTGATCCTAAAAATAATTATCAATTGATAGATAAAAATGATACTAGTAATTATTTAAGTAATTATCATATATGTTTACATATTTATCATATAATTGCTTTTAAAAATTTAAATTTCTGGGATTACTTTCATCATATTATTTTCGCATTTTTAGGGATAATTCCTGGTATGATTTTTGTAAATTCAAATCAATTATATTTTCATAAAATAGCATGTGGCGGATTACCAGGTATGATAGAATATGGTTCTTTAGTTTTATATAAACATGATATAATTACAAAATATAGACAAAAAAGATTGAATACTATTTTATATTTATTCTTTAGATTACCATTATGTATATTAGGTGCTGTTTATAATATGTTAGCATATTATAATAGTTATATAGAGGATCCATTATGGATAACAATATATGTAAATATTATGCTATATTTTAATGGTACATTATTTGCTTATTTAACAGGTCATAGTTTTTATAAATTAAAATATTTATCAAAAACGTATTAATCTGTAATAAGTTGCACCAAAATCTATATTTTTATTATTTTTTTGTTCTTCTTCTTGAATAGTTTTTAATTTTTTACTTTTCTTTTGACTCTTTTGAGTATATCTTTGTAATTTAATACTTGGACGCGCCATCATTTTTTTACCAACATTAAAACTATATTTACGCATTGTAGGATTTTCTAAATGATGTTTATATGTTTTTTCATATTGTTTTAATTTATTTCTCTCTCGTTCTCTCTGTTCAAAAGCTTTATCAATATAATCATCTATAATATCTAGATTTAAATCTTTACCACCTCCTCCTTTTTTAGAATTTTTTTTTTTAATAATTTTAATAAAATTTACAAGATTCATCATACGACCTTTATGTTTTAAATATTCTTTTTTAGAATTTTTTTTTTGATAAATATTTCTTTTCTTACCATTTATAATTTTTTTATAAATAAAAATGTATTTATCCATTTAATAATTAAAAAGATAAAAAAAAAAGTACATTTCATTAAAAATTTTTAAATTTTAAAAATCTTTTATAAAAATTTATAAAAATTAAGAAATGTACTTTTTTTATTATTAGATAAAGAAATTCAAAATATAACTAAATTAATTTTAAACCTTCATCTGATATATAATTTGAAACCATATCAATTGTAATATCTGTTATATCTTTAATTTCTTTTCCATAAGTTTGAGGTTTTTTTGGAAATAATTTAACTTTATGAGGCCAATGTGAAGTCATTCTTAATTCGTTAAATATTTTTTTTCTTTTTTCTAATTCTTTTTTACTAGCAAAACTTCTTGGTGTCATACAAATATAAACTACACATCTATAATTATAATTATCGGGTGATGTTTTTTCAACAGGATTACCATAATGAACTGTTCTACTATCCCAAAATACACCATACCCCTTAGGACATTTAATTTTTTTTTCTAAACAATTATTATTAATATAAAAGTCATATTGTTCTTTATTTTCTAATTTAAACCAATCTTTTTTATCAGTAATTTCAAATTCTTCTCTAAATTGTTTATGAAAATTATTACTATTCTCTAATATAACTAAAGTTGCATCGCCTTCATTAGTATCATAAGCATTTATCCAACTTTGAATGCATTCAAAATTATTTCTAGTATAACTTTGATCTACATGAAACCATGAATTTTGAATTCTAATAGGTTTATCTAATATATAAATACTTGCACCATCAAAACTAACAATTAAATCATCAGTATTCCAAATTTCAGAAAATACTTCTTTTACTTTTGGATTTTGACGAACTTTCCAAACTAATTCAGAATGTCCAACTTTCCAATGTTGAAGTAACATTTTATGATTGGGATGTAATTCTAGTATTTGTTTGTAAGTTTTTTTATCATTTCTATCTATTGGAATTTCAAAATCTTTTGTTAAATATTCTAATAAATTCCACTTATCATTTATCATTTCATTACATTCATTTTCATTTAAAATAGGAGATATTGCAACTCCATATTTTTCAATTGTTGTTTTAATATTTTCTTTATTACATAAATATTTTTCAAATTCATATAATGTTGACATATATTAATTAAAAAATAGTATAAAAATCATTTTTTTATTTATTAATATATATTAGAGGAAATATGCAAGGGTATATATTTTATCAAAAAAAAAATATATATGGAAGTAATGTTAAAATATATAGAAAAAAAAATTCTAAAAAAGAATATATAAAATATAAAAATGAAATGATTTCGATTAAAGTTTATAAAAAATTAAAAAGAAAAAATAATTATAAAAAAAAATCAAAAGGTGGTGATGACAAAAAATTGGTGAATAAAGCAACTGAAATTAAAAAACAGATAGAAATATGTTGTGCTAACTCCGCTAATGATGCGTTTAAACTTAATCTTTGTTTAAGTAAATACAATATTAGTCGCATTCCAAATGACCTACGAAATTTGTGCAATGCAAATAAAAACTATGAAACTAATCGTATCATATCGAATCGCAGTGATGAAATTGGTAAAAGATTGAGATTCGAAAATAAGTTGAAAAGTGTAGAGCACCGCACGAAGCCTAGTTTGTATAGTGATAAGGAACTCCTACGACGACTTCGTGGACTCTCGTAGGATAGGATTTTGTAAAAAAAAGAAAAAAAATAATTATATTAAAAAATTATTTTCTCAGTCGCAATTTAAATTAATAGGAAATCCTCTAGCATTTTTAATAATAATTAAATTATCAAAATTATTAATAATTAAATTATTTTCAGTATTATTAATATTATTATTCATGGTATTATTTAATAATAAATAATATATATATAATTTTTATATAATAAAAAAATTGATATAAATATTTTATTTAACTACTATTAAAGGACGTTTATAATGGATATAGATACTATTGTTAAAAATCTTAAAGATATGTTAAAAGAAAGAGGTGATAATATAGATGAATTTGAAGAACATGAAATGGAAATAGAAAGAGATGAATTTTATAATGATGGAAAAATATTAGAATTTCATACATCTTATACAACAATTATATTTGCAATGACAAAAAAATCAAGAAAAAATATATTAGATGAATTAAAAATAGAACAAGATGATATTAAAAAATTCATGCTTAAATATAATAATAAAAAAAATGTAATATTAATATTTAATAATGATATAATATCAGCACCAATTCAACAACAAATAAATAAATATGACAAAATATTTCAAAAAAATAATGGTATATTACAATATTTTTATGCGAAGCAATTATTATTTAATCCAACCCAACATGTATATGTTCCAAAACATACAAAAGTTGAATCACAAGATGAAATAAATGAAATATTAAAAAAATATATGATTACTTCAAAATTAAAATTACCATATATATTACATAATGATATAATTGCAAAATGGTTAGGATTAATACAAGGTGATATAGTGAAAATAGAAAGATATAATAATAATAGTGGATTATATTATTACTATAGATGTTGTATTTAAATTATATTTTATAATATATAAGTAATAGAACATGCCTATAATTAATAATGAAAGAATAAAAAAAGGAAATAATATAGTAGATTTAGGTAATTTAGAATTAGAAATAGAATGTGATAATCATTCTGATATTAATAAAAATATAATTATAAAGAATTACTCTAAAAATAATAAAGAAAAATTATTAAATATGATATTTACTTATAATGAAAAAAACAAAGAAATATCTGAATATAAATTCGAAATTAAAAACTCTGATAAAGAAAAAAAATATTTTAGAGCAAATGCTTTAATAGTTGCAGGAGGCGGGGGCGGAGGATATAATGTTGGTGGGGGAGGAGGGGGCGGAGGTGTAATATATTATGATAGTTTTTTATTTGCAACAAATACGAAATATAATATATTTGTGGGAAGGGGTGGCGAAGGGGGTACAGAAGAATATGAAGCAGGTGAATCTGGATATAATAGCGGGATAAGTTCAATATTAGCAATAGGAGGAGGTGGTGGAGCATCACATATATATAATAAACCGCAATTATTAGCTAAACATGAAAAGAATAAAATTAAATATGGTGGTCAAAATGCGAAAGGATTAAATGGTGGTAGCGGAGGAGGTAGTTGTTGTTTACAATATGAAAATGAAAAAGAAGGGTATTCAAAAGGATTATCAAAAGAATTAGATAAAACATATGATTATTATAGTTTTGGATTTAATGGTGGCATATCATATAATATTCCAAATGCAAATAATACAGATATATTATTATTAAGAGGTGGTGGTGGCGGTGGTGCAAAAGAAGATGGAGAAAATAATTATTCAATTATAAATAATAAATATGGGAAAGGGGGTGATGGTATATCAATTGAGGATATAGATATAAATATGGGAAATGAATATAAGTTTTGTCCTATGATAAATATTGATAATATAAAATGTATTGATTATGAATTTGATAAAATAAATAAAAGACGCACAAAAGAAGTTAGTAAATCTAAAATATATTTTGGAGCAGGTGGAGGTGGTGGGTCATTTAATATATTGGCGGGTGAAGGAGGTATAGGAGGAGGAGGAGGAGGTGGATATTATGAAAATTTTTTAAAATTACCAGATAAAAATTTAAAAGGTATTGGTGGAATAAATGTATTTAATAGTGAAAATTCTGGAAAAATGTCATCAGATGAATTAAATGAAAACAATATGTATAAACAAACACAGGGCGGTTATGGTACAAAACATACCGGTTCTGGAGGTGGTGGAGGAGGATTAGGATCATATGGTGGCAATGGAGGATCGGGTGTAGTTATAATATTAATAGAAACAGAAGAAGAAGAAACAGAAAAAGAAATAAAAGTTGATGATAAAAATTTAAATAAATTAATAACAAATTTTGAAAAAAATAAGGAATTATTAGGAACAAATTTATCTAAATTTTATCATTATAATATCAAAGATAATAAAAATTTTTATAGTTATATTGATAAGTTATATGAAAATGTTATAATAAAATCTGATTTTGCTATACCATTTAATTATGATAGAAAAATATATGATAGTAAATTTCATGAATATATTAAAATTATTTCAGATTTAAAAATTGAATATGAACCTATTTTATTTTATTTGAAAAAAGATAATACTAATATATATATTGATAATAATAATTTATTTAATTACCAACGTCTTATTATAATGATAGTAGATATATTAGAAGATTTAATGATATTTAAACGAGAATATAAAAATTATTATAAATTGTTTAAAAATATTAATATTATAGAAATAAAATATATTGAAAGAGAAAGAATAAATGAATATAATATAGATATTAATATAAATATAGAAAATAAGAAAAATGAAAATTTAAAATTAGAAATTTTGATTAATAATAAAGAAATACAGTTAAATGAAATGATAAAATTAAAAATACCAAATTATTCAGAATTAACTACAATTCAAAAAGAAAATAAATTAAATAATATTAAAGATAAAAATATAAAAAGATTGGAACAAGAAATATTAGAATTAAAAAATCTAAAAAATAAAAATATAAAAGATATTGAAATAAATGCTAAAGAAGATTTATATTATACATATTATGAAAATGAAAATAAATTAATATTATATATTTCTGATAATAATAATTATAATGTTAGAGATTATACTACAACAGATTATGAAAAAATAATAACAAAAGGATTATTAGGAGCAGATCAAAATAATAAAGAAGATAAATTTATATTTGAAAATATACAAGATATATATAATTATAATAATATAGATGAATATATAGAAAATAATGATTTGGAAGATGCAAATAAATTAAGTGATTTTATTAAAATATATTTATATACATTTTTAAATGTAAAAGAATATAATTTTAATAGGAATTTGATTACATTATATCAATATTATAATCAAATATTAATATTACAAACATTTTATAGAGAATCTGAAAAAATATTAATATCTCGAAATATTTTTAAAAACAATGAAAAAGAATTTCTAGAATCTGAAAAAGAAATTTTTAATATATGTGGAGGTAATGATAAATCTAATAATCAATTAAGAAAATATAAAAATGGTTTATATGATTTATTAACAAATATAGATAGAACAGTCGTAAATATTAAATCATTAAATGGTTATAATTTTATTAATAAATATATTAATTATTTTGAAATTAATTATGGTGTAGTAATATCAAATAGTTGCCCATATATTACAATAAAATTTTCATTATATGATAGTGAAAGAATTAAAAAATATTTTAGAGAAAGTATAAGTGATAAAAAATTGTTAGATTATACAATAGAAGAAAAATATTATAATAATTTAATTGAAAGTTTTATAGTTGAAATTGATAATAAAAGATTTAATATTACTAAATTTAATTTTATAGATGAAAATATAATATCAATAACAATAGAAGATAGATTATATAATATTTGTAAAAATGAATATATTAAAAAACTTAGTAGAGAATGTATTTTAAATGAAGTAGATTTAAAAAATCAAAGTTTATATGATAGAGATAAGAATAAAGTTTGTAATATTAAAATTTTACCAAAAGATTCTACATTTATAAAAGATATATATCAAACTGATGTTGATAAGATTGAAGATTATAATAATAAAATTGATAAATATAAAAAAGACTTAGATAAAATCGATATAAATTATAATAAATTTAAAAATAAATATGATTCAATTATGATTAAAAATAATATATATTATTTTAGTATTGGTATATTAACATTATCTATAATATTTATTTATTTATTTAACATTACAAATAATACTAAATCAATAACCTTATTTATTATATTATCTGTTATTATATTATTAATTATAATTAATTATTTAACAAGAATACATTATGAAGATTTAATAGAAAGTTTCATAGATAAAGATAATATTGATAATACAATTAATGATTTTACGTATTATAAAATAGGTAATTCAAAAGTTGTAAAAAATAATAAAATAAATCAACATTGGGAAATTAAAATATTATTACATAAATTAGACAAAGAAAATTTAAAATTTTTTTCAAAAAAATATAATGATATTGAATTACTTAAAAATAAATTAATTAATAATTTAGTTATATGGAATTCAAAATCAGAATATAATGAAATATTAAAAATTACTAATTTAGAAATATCAACTGAAGATGAAAATTTTAATAAAATTACACATATTACATTTTTATCAAATAATAATATTTTAGAAAATACTGAATTAGATAGTATTACAATATTAAAAAAAGAAGATGATATATTTAGAAGTTTATTAAATAATCATGAAGAATATAAAACTTGGAAAGATATTTCTAACTGTTCTTTATATTTTCAGGATCAAAATGATAAAATTATAAATGAAAATATAAAAAAATACAAAATATTACATTTATATACAATTAGAAATGATTTATTAAGATATATTAATAATAAATATTTAGAAATTAATAAAATAATAGATAGCATAGAATTAGAAAAAGCAAATAAATTATATAATAAAGTAGATAATGTGTTAAAAAATGAAAAAAAAACATATAATAATTATGAAAAAGAATATATATATAAAAAAAAATATAATTTAAATTTAAATAATACATATAAACATCGTATATTATTTCATGCAAATTTTTTAAATATGTCGTTAATATTTTATATGATTATAATTTTAATTTTATTATTATTAAATATTTTTCCTGATAAATTATTTATAATTTTAATTTTAGGTTTTATTATGCTTACATTTAATTTATTAATTTATTCAACAAAAATATTACATCCTACTAGAAAAAATGCAAATCAAAAATATTGGAGTAAACCTGATGAATAATTTTTACTATATATAAAATAATAATAAAATTATATAAAATATTATTATATTATATTAAGAAAGTATTATTTTTTTATGCGCACACAACAATCTAGATCTGTTAAAGAAATAAATGATAATAAAAAAAAAAAAATAAATAATGGCAATGGAAATAGTGACGATGATATATATAACGGAGACAATATATATAATGATGATAGTGATAACAAAGATAATGATGATAATGATGAAGATGATGATAAAGAT